CCCTGGAAACGATAGGCGTAGATGAAGTCCATGAGGTAGGACTGTGAGACGAGGGGTAGGGTGCCGAGTTCGGTGGCTATGAGAAGGCGGTGGAGGAGAAGGATCGGATCCTTGAAACAGCCGTCTTTGGTGCAGGTCCAGGAAGTGAACTTGCCAATGTCGGCGACCTCCACTGTTCGATTCAGGTGGTGGTTGATGCCTTTTGGGAGGGCCTTCGGAGGGGGTACCGGGTGGACAGCCTTGTCGTCACCGCCCACCATGAAGGCGTGAGAAAGGAGGCCTGGGGCGCGAATGAGAGGTTGGTCGGTGACGAATATCGCGTTTTCGACGGTGTGGGAAGCGCCATGGGGGTAGTCGACGGTGATGTCAGTGATTCTCTCCTTGGATCGATGCCAGAGTGCCATTCTTGAATATCGATCCGGTTCGCCGGGGATGGGGATGTATCGCACGTCGCGGGTGGCAAAAAGATCGGCGATGGAGAAATTGCCGTTGAAGAGATGGGTGCCCCATTCCCCGGTGAGCCGGGCGATGCTGATGAACCCAGGCCAGCCGAAGGCGAACTTCTTGCAAGCGAGGTAGAAGTCGACCATTTCGACGGGCAGCTGCATGGTGTGCAGAAGGAGGTGTTCTTCGAAAGCGAGGGGGCCACCGTCCTGTTGAGCGTCAAACTCCTTGATGTCCTCCATGAGTGTGGGAGCGTCAGTGAACCACTTCTTGCAAAAGGCGTCCATGTCGTCAGGGGTGGACTTCGCGGCGAGGAACAGGTTCTCAGGGACGAGCTGGCGGATGACATCGAGGACGTAGCGACCCAAGACCCCGAGGAGCAAAACGACGGAGGCCGCCGCAGTAGCAAGAGGCTGAGCGGCCTTGGCCGGACCGTTGAGTTGACCGTCCTTAATCTTCCTCTGCGCCTTAGTGAAGATTCCGAGCATGGTGTGGTAATGATGCGTCGGGTCTGCGCGTTCCTTGTTGGCCTGCAGCTGGGCAATTGGCTTCTCCATTTGCTTGATCTCATTTTCGTTCATGAGTTCTAGCAGGCGGGTCCGGTTGAGAGGGATGACGGCTTCAGCGTCGAGGCCGAGAGCACTCATGAAGCACTTGTGGAAAAAGCGACCGTCGGTGTAACGAGACTCGTAGTTCCTGGCGTTGCGAGCGGGTGTGGAAACTGAAATGCGTTTCTGGATGCCGGCGAGGGTGGTGGCGCTGTCTTCACGGCGCTGTCTGGGATACCAGAGCTGCAGGTTGGGCTGGTAGGTGACAGCGTTAACGAGTTGTTTTGCCACGGTGCCGTCGAAGAACTGCATGGATATCTCACCATTCACGTAGATTTCACGTTCCTCACGGTTCGGGTAGGGAAGGTGGTACTCGGTCAAGAAGGTTAGACCTGTCTTGGGGTTGGACGTGAGGGGGGTGATCTCGAAGGCCTCGGGCTGCAGGAAGGAGGGCTCGGTGGCGACGTGGATGTCACCATCGCCGCGGAACCAGACCTTGTACTCGGTTGGGATCTCCGGATTCTCGTAGAGATTGCGACCACCGGTGTAGTTCGGCGGCTCGTCCACCATGGTGATTGGGCGTGTTGGGTCGTTGAATATCTCGGGGAACAGGACCGGGAGCTTGCAGGTGTGGGTCTGCCAACGGCACACGGCGTTCCAGACAGGATGGGTTTTCAACGCTTCCCTCAACTTGCGCGGCAGACCTTGGGTAACCACGATGACGTCAACGCCATAGCCACGGGTCAGGGCCGTCAATACGGTGCCGTAATCGCAGTTGAAAGCGGCCAAGTCAAGAATCACCTGATAAGCAGTGTGTTTGGGGTACTCAAAACGGGAACCGGTAGAGCTGCTGAAGGTGAGGGTCTCCGGTGACTGATACACAGCGAGGTTCTTCTCAGAGGCGACGAGGGTAGGGAGGTTTGGGGAGTAGGTCTCTGAGAACAAGAGATGGCCGCGTGCGCCGAGGTGGGTGATGCCGAAAAGCTGACAGATGACGTAGGGCATGGTGTAGGAGTAGTTGAGGTACTCGGTCGCGGCGTCCATGACTGAGTGCCAACCTGGGGCCTCCTGGTTCATCGTGCTCTCGTGATGCTGTTCGTGGAAACGGGCTTGGCACGGGTCAAAGGTGACCGAGACGAAAGCCAGAGACTTGTGGCGGGCGATGTCCATTTCGATGTAACCAGGTGGGAGGAGTTGGAGCTCGTCGTAATTCTTGATGACGCGGTTGGAGAACAAGTTCTTCTCAAATGTCTCAACCATGAAGCCGAGTGAACTGGGAAGATTGGACATTTTGGCGACGACTTCCTGTCGGAGTTTGACCCTTGGGGTCACGAAGCCCCACAACCCATTGACGACGTTGTTGTTGAACGCGTTGATGACCGGTCTGGACTTCGATGAGCCTGGTGCACCAATGCTGACCCTAGTCTTGACCTCCCGGTAACGTTTGCGACGGATCTGGGCGTCAAGGGCGACGTCCCATTGGGTGGCTGAGTACTCCTTTCTTTTGGCGAATTCGGCGACATGGAGGGTGCCAGTGGTCTGATTCTTCAGATCACGCATGTAGGCCTTGGCACGTCGGAGGTCATAACGGACTTTGATCCATGTGCCACGATCCAGCTGGTTGAGAATGGCGTTCTTTCCTTCCTCCTGAACGGAGTTCGGGGGTTTGTCGGCGTGTATGAGAGGGGCACGGAAAACGCGGTTGACTCCACCCCATCCTGGGTCCTCAGCGGCGTAGTGTTGAAGGAGGCCGGAGTAATGGGCAGTGTAGACCTTGGCGCTGGTGGTGAAGCCGAGCCATCGAGAGCCTGCTTTCATCTGCTGCGTTTTGGAGTCCTTTGCGTGCACGATCAGATTGATGGCGACCTTGTAAATGGCGCACAGAAGGACCAGATCGCACTGGGAGGCCATGCCACCTTGCGCGAGGGATTCGATCAGATGTGTTGGGGCGTTGCGGCAGTAGACGCGCCAGATCGAGTCGACGGAATGGCCCGTGAGATCCGAGAACGTGGTGAAAACGCAGCGGTTCTCATGTGGCAGAGGCAGGTTGAGCATGGGATCCGAATTGAGTCGTGGAGGAACTCGCAGATTGATGCCGCGGGGGTAGAGACGCCCGAGACGCTGTTGGATGGTGGGGGGAAGGTCCGAGAAGTTGACACCAGTGAATTCTTGCACCTTGACTTGTGGATAAGTGATCTCGCGCGGGTCATCAGAAGGGCCATCGAAATCAGCGGGATGGCTGACGGGCTGGCTTGGGAGAG